GTTTGATAAACCCTGGAATAAAAAGGCAGATTGGTTTTAATCAATCTGCAGAGAATACTCTGTCATGTGCCCACTGAAGGGAATAACACATCGTTTTGGGGGTAAGCTCATAACCCCTCGGTACGTCTTTATGCTTATCACATAATGCGGTCGTTAACAAATCATATACCAACTTCTATGAAAAACACAAAAATAATTATAGTTTTAATCAAAAGATTAATACTAGGTATTTTTGGTGTAGATCATACAAAGTTAATAACTGAGTTCGTAAAAGAAGTCCAAAAGTTGTGAATTAATAATGGGTTTATGTACATGATATCTTATATGAAAGTCGTAAGACTTCACATAACAAGATATGTGTGCGGAAAACCCTTATATTCTAACGCTTCGAATGTCTCACTTGATAGTTCGGGCTTTCCTACAAGATTCCTGTTCCTTAAACATCTTCTTGATGAAGGAGACACTGGAATTAAGATTGTATTTACTCTCCTGTCTTTGACCCGTGGATTAAAACCCACAAAGGCTGAGGACAAGAAGATTAAGTATGATCTTAGTCCTATTACAGCTCCCCATAAGGGAACTACAATGGGATCAGTTCCAGGTTGATTCATTAAAGAATTTGTTAGAAGGAACAATCTTGGAAGAAAACTGCCGGAATACTCAGTTAAGGACCACTACTTGAGCACAAAGGGTGGGCCATCGGGAAAATCAACATGAGCTTCCCAATGGTCACACTTGTTCTACAAGCAAGACCTTATATTAAGTTTAGCGTATATTCTCGGAGATGGGTTTAAAGAGTTATTCTATACACCCTTCTTAAAGAATATGCATCTATCTTATGGTAAGGATAGATGACCAAACGGTAAACTTAGTATTGTCAAAGATCCTGAGGGTAAGCGTAGAGTAATTGCCATGGTTGATTACCACAGTCAACTAGCTCTCCGAAAGGTACATGAGGATTTACTAAGCATGCTTAATAAATTCAGTACCGATCGAACTTTCTCTCAAGATCCGCGTCATAACTGAAACTATAATAATAGTGAACTATTCTATTCATTAGACTTATCTTCAGCAACTGATAGATTTCCTGTCCGTCTTCAGGCCCGTCTTGTTGGCGAAATCTATGGTAACCATAGATTTGGTGAACAATGGGCTAATTTGTTGTTAAACCGGGACTATATGGACCCAGAGGGGAACAACTGTAGATATGCAGTTGGTCAACCAATGGGGGCATATAGCTCGTGAGCAGCATTCACACTTACACATCATTTAACCGTAGCCTGATCTGCTTATAAAGCAAGAAAGACTATGGGATTTGACCAGTATATCATTTTAGGTGATGACATTGTCATTAAAGACAATAGAATCGCTGAAATATATAAAGGTCAAATGATGAGAATGGGTGTGGACATATCTCTACCAAAGACACACGTGTCTGTTGACACGTATGAATTTGCAAAGAGATGAATCAAGAAGGACAGAGAGATTACTGGAATCCCCTTGAAGGGTATTTTAAATAACATAAATAATCTTAAGGTTGTTTACACAATCTTAAATGATTATTTAATAAAATGCCCTACGAGTGTACCCAAATCAAGCTGACAGATATTTCAGAGTATTTTCTTAGGTTTCCAAATACGTGGTAATGGTAAAGGTCGAAAGACTAGAACCATCACCAAGAAGTACTTGGAGAATTTAAGAGACTTTGCTACCTCCGTTAGATATTCTATGAATCTAATATCCCCTTATGAATTAAGGGCTTACTTTGCTAGCAAAGTAAAGTTGATAAAAGAAACATCAGATTATCAATCAATCCCTAGTGAGAAATTAATCCTTCAATATATGGAAGGTATTCTTACTAATGGACTTGCGAAGGTATCAAAGGACACCATCATACAAATTAATAAACAGCTAGACTCGTTTGGCCGATTGGCCAAAGAGGATAGATGTTCACTAGTTTATAGTGGTGTACTACATGGTTTAATGAATCGTCTAGAACGGCTTCAAGAGTTATGCCAAAGAATGAAAGATGAGGGTTCAACTGTTGTTGAATTCATCAATCATTTTACGGCACCATCTGTAGATAGTCTATCCCGAAAAGATCGGGATATCAACATACGGATGGCTTTCCTTGATTCTCTGTGAAAGAAGAGCTTGCAAAAGCACTTCTCAGACCAGAGATTCCCAGATTCCTATTATAGAAATTTGGAAACAAGGACTCTATATGGAAGCCTAGATGCTCTAGATATTATAGACTACGAGGGAGAGATAGAAGTGAGACCAATATGGTCGAGAGAAC